AGAGCGCCTCTTGCGTAAAATACAAAATCGCTTTTTCAATTTCATATAAAAGCCGGCGCGCATTGTTCAATTCGTCTTCCCAGAATTGCAGCGGACTATCATTGTTAAAAGAAGAGTCTATCAGTGCCATACTGCACATTATAAAATGCTGAAACCAAAAAGCTATTAACCGGCAGATGTTTTTTAAGGTTCTATAAACGCGCCTGTTTTTGCCGCTTGCCAAAAGTGCGCCCAGCTCAAGCCCGGCAATCCCAAGGCATCGCGGCAATAGGCATCGGCAAATATTTCTAATGCAGCCATATTGTAGCCATAGGTATCGAACGCATGATTGTCCGCGCCGGGACGCTGTTTCCAGATTGTTTTTTGATATTTATTTGTTTGTTTTTCGATAATGTCAACTTTGGTCTCCGCCTCGAACATTTTAAAATAATCGTCGCGGAAATCATCGGGAAAATTCGGATACCAATCGGGCTGATATTGACCTTCATTCCACATCGAAACGCTCATACTATTACTGATTCGGTCTTTCATTTTTGTTGTATTGATATGATAGGCTAACGGAAGTCCGATTCTCTCAAGCGTCGAACGGTCAAAAGTGCGATATGTTTCGCCTGCCTTAATATATTCGGCTCCCTTACATGGATAAACACCGGCATAGTGCCTGCCTGCAAACGCATAGACATAATCGGTATACCGTCCCGAATCGACAAGAGTTATCATAATCTTGTAGACCTTACCGTCATCGCCGATAAAGCGGGTGTTTTCAATGTAGGTATCAAGTGCATCCCACGGGCCGTTAAAATCTTCCGTGTCGCCGTCAATACTGAAAAAATCAAGCGTCCACGTTACACCGTTAGCAGAATAACCTTTCACATCGACAAACAAATTCCGTTTCTGCACGTCAACCGAACAACAGACAATCAGCACCGGCGAACCGGAATCGCGGAGGGCTAAATCATTCGGAATTTTACCCCGTACAAAACCGGCGCGGCGGAACTGAACCGCCCGTTCGTACTGTATCTGTTTGCCCATTTCTTCAAACGTCAAGCCTTGCTTCGTATTACGGAATGTCCGGTATTTTTCTTTATCGCGTACACGGTTATTTTTAATGTCCCAGCACTCTGCCCATTGCCGCACCATATCTTCCCATGAATACATCCCCGGCGGATTATAGAGCGGCGACAAGTGAAACGACATAACGGCCGGTGTTTTACTTTTTGACGTTGCCCGCCATTCGCCTTTTTTGATAATCGCTGCCTTATCGTAATTTTTCATTAAGCGACCGCAGAATTTACACTTGTACGCAACGGTCTCCAAAAGCGGATTATAATCGGCATCATTTTCCCAGACGATACCGTAACGAGAACCGTCATCATTTTCACCGTGCCAGACAAGCTCCTGCATCTTTCCGCAATGCTTGCACGGTACAAAGTATTTCTGCCGGTCTCCGGCTTCATAGAGCCGTTCAATCTTGCTCGTCTGTTTAACCAGCGGCGTACTTCCCCAAAAGATTTTCCGTTTTGCCGAATATGCGTCCGTCCGGTTCCGTACTAAATCGACAACGGTTCCTTCGTTTTTAATCGAGTCAGGAAAAGCGTCAACCTCATCCGCCATCACAATACGGTAACTCATACCACGGAAACGAGCAGGGGAGCGCCCACCGAAACAGTGCAGATACCCGCCCGGATATTCTTTTGAAATTGCCGTGTCTCCCGTATCACGGCTGCCTTTCTGTTTTCTGTTTTGAGAAAAAATTAAATCACGCGCTCCGGCGTTATCAATCATCTTTTCAATTTTTGTCTGAACGGATGTCTTCATTAAGCCTGCATCAGCGGTTACGTATGCTTGAGGATTAGGATTACTCATAATGTTGTATAAAATTACCGTTTCAATAACAGCCGTTGTTCCGCCGAGCTGATTGCCTTTCATAAGCACAACTTCTTGCACGGGATTATCAGGCGCAAAACAATCGACAATCTTTTTAAAATACGGGAAACGCTCCCAACTGAACCGTCCGGGAAAGGGTGTAAGATCGGCAGACAAGTACCGTACCCGTTCCGCAAACTCCGACGGCAATTCATACACCTGCTTTTCCGTCAAGGCTGCGAACCGTTCAATGAGAAAATCTACATCGCTTACCTCGTATTCAATCGATTGCATCAGTGTAGAACCTCCCCGCCGGAAAAGGTAAACAAGCAGCCTTGCGCACAATGATCTTTAAAACGCTTTTCCTGTTCTTCAAAATATTCCCTATCAATTTCTGTTCCTACAAAATCCATATTCAAGGGTTTACACGTCATCTTGTTTTATCCTAATGTATTTCTCTATTTTTAATTTGAAAACTATGATGCGGATCAATGTTATGACGTTTTTCCCATTCGACATGACAACAACGAGCATGTTTAACTGCTTCACAATTTTTATTTGAAGTTAATGATGCGCCGTCCGTAACAACGAACACTGGTAGGCTATATTTTTGGGCAAGAGCACCGACTTCTGAAACAAATTTCCGTGCATTAAATAATTTTAGATTATCGCTACAACAATTATTCGTCATCCTGTTCAGCCTCTAATTCGTTTTTGATTTCTTGTTTTAAGTCGGCGATTGTGTCGGCTGCGCTGTCATCGTGGTATTTATGTTTTAAGCCGTTCAGTTCCCGGATGATATGCTCTTTTGCTCCGGCAAGTATCTTTGATAAATCCGTTTTCATCGTAGTTGCAACGGTTTTCCGCGCGTTCTCTGCATCTGCAAGGACTTGTGCAACGAGGGTATCGGCAACACTTTCAGGATATTCCAACAGCTGAACCATCAGGTTATCGGTAAACTGAAACAGCCGTGAGACAACAAAATCTTTATCTACAAGTGTTAAACGGCGTTCTTTAATCCGCTGCTCTTTTTCTGCCGACTCCACGAGTATTTTTAATATTTTGGCATGTTTTTCCAGCGGCAAAATACCGCTGTACCGCATAACCAGCTCTTTCAACGTCAACGTGAGCAATTCTGCAGGGACGCCGATAGCGCGAGCTGCTGTCTGTTCTGCAAAAGGTTTTTGAATCGCATGCGTATGCCCGCCGGTACTTTTCACGTCAAAGCCTGCCGATTGCACGGTAAGAGCAGCATGAGCAACTTGCGTTTCCTCTAATTGCCGACGCTTCATAGCTAAATAGCCTGCATTCACGGGATTTTCGGTATCCAGCTTGCCCGCAGAGTTCTGTATCAGTGTTCCTTTTTTGATTTTTGCACAGATAGACTGTCGGGTAACCCCTGCTTGCCGTGCAAATTCAGCCGGTAATACTTCCATACCATCACTGTAAATGGCTTACATAATAAAAGCTATTAACCTGTCAAACAAAAGTAAACCTTTTTATAAAATTGACAGACATTTGAAAACCGGCACTCGTCGCCGAATAATTGCGCCAGGGTATACCCCCTGACAGTACCTACTACTAGTCTCTCAAGATGAATTCTTTACCGAATCATACAAGTAAAACAAATTACCATGTTTTTAAGGAAACCTTTTATTGATAACAATAAATCAGCTCATTTTTCCATTCTTCTCATTTAACCTTTGCTTAATTTAATTTTCTCCAGATAAAGCAATTTACTTTACCGGTAAAGTAATATAAAAATAGAGTTAAGTATATATTATATATAGATTTATATTATTAAAAACAGGAAATAGCGTGAGTAGAAAAAAAAATGCCGTAAAAAATCAACAAAAGTTTTACTCTTTCGCAGATTTTTTACAGCATTTTTTTCGTTGTTTTTATAAAATGTATGGAAAATAGAAAACAGGTTAAGAAAAGAGGGTATTTGCAGCCCTCTTTCCGCTCTCAGGCAGCCCTTCTAATAAGAGCTCCACAGACCGATGACTATAATAGTCTACCATAGCCGTCGAAGTATGTCCAGTATAGTTTTTTAAGTCTTCCGCCGACATCACACGCCGCATACGTGAAACATAGGTATAGCGCAAAGAATGCGGCACCAGCTTCCTACCATCCGCCGGAGCAAGACGCTTAATTCCTTTACCATGCGGAATTAAACCTATTTTCTGCAATGCACGATAAAAGACTTTCTCAGCATATTCCGTCCGAACAGGACTTCCGTTTTGAGTAAAACAAAAATCATCGGCGCACAAATTATTATCACCAATCCATTTCTGCATTATTTTTATCGTCATATCCGGCAAATAAACCATTCGCAACTTAGGTTTGTCAACAGAGCCGGCTTTATTATAAACTGTTCTTTCTCCTTCTTTTTTGCAAAAGCCGTCAATAATGAGTATCTTTTGATCAAAGATAAACTGTTTTACCCTTACAGCCCTTACCTCACCCAATCGCATTCCAGCCGAAAGGCACAACAAAAAGAACAAATACATCATCTCATTAGGAAAATTATCTTCTTTAAACAACGCACTAAGTTCTTCTGTAGTAAGAATATCTGCTTTTTTAGAATGCCGTACAAAAGTCCTAAAAAGAGGTTTTACAACAGCGCAATCAAACCACATTGCTTCTTGAAAGATTTCAGAAAATACTGATAGATAGGAATTTTTCCAACTGCCGGAACGCTTAACGGTAAACAAGTATTGCATAATCTCTTTAGGATTTAAAGTTCGTATGTCGTAATTGCCCCATTTTTCAATTATCTGTTCAACATAGCCGCGAGATATTTGTAACGTTTCCAACAAAACGGACAAGCCCAGTTGAGACCGCCGTGATACATGGTCGCTTCCGGTTAAAAACATGGTTTGCGCAATATCTTTGACTGTTATACTGGCACTTTTATCCTGCAAAGGCGGTAATGACCGTATGTAGGATTCTGCATCGGAACGGTTGTTACAATTTTTACACGCTTTTTGTATTTGTTTACCGTTTTGTGTGTAATAGTAATACCATTTGTAGATTTTCTTGCCGTTTTTTATTTTCGGCTTTTTAAAGACATGATAGTCCATATATAACCCCCAGACTTGACCTTTACTTGACCTGTTAAAAATCAAGCAAGGCTATAAGTTTGATAAGTCTATATACAGCAAGGAATAAACTATGGGCGCTGACGGGATCGAACCGCCGACATTTTGGGTGTAAACCAAACGCTCGTACCAGCCGAGCTAAGCGCCCTAATAACAGAAGAGACTATATATAAACCGGATGAAAATGTCAAGCAGGGCACAGAGCATTGTCGGGAATTCTTCATTATAAATATTTCAAGGGTTGAACAGCCCCAATGATCCTGCGAGGTTATCGATGTTAGTTAACAGGTACCTCATTCTATCCACGGGGTTGACTTAATGCCCCGGTGCGGTAACGTGCAATAACGGCAATGTTACCACGAGCCGGAAGAACCGC